CACGCACAGTGTGCCATTAGAAACATGCGCATATCCATATACACTCACCCCGCTACATTATTTACGACCCGGAAGTATTTTGTTTTGGAAATACAAGAAAACAGAATATCCATATGGTCATGTCGCCATCATTTGGAAAAATGACACAACGCTCAACGATACCTATATCGTCCAGCAAAACCTGAATCCGCCAATCAAACGAATCAATACTGCGGTGCTGTTTTCGAAGATGAACCGCCCTGACAGTAAATACGCTGGTGTGAAATTACTTCCGCGCGAATACTTGACCGGAATTCAGAATCTCGATTGCGTTGTTCATCGATTATAGTTTTGACGCCGACGCTGCCGCTTCCGCCGCTGCCGCCGCTTCCGCCTTCTTTCTCTCGAGCACCTGATTATAAATCTTCGTCATTTCCTGGCGGCGATAATAATCCTCAGCTGATTTATCCATGAAGTTTCGTATCTCCGCAAACCGCAGTTGGTTCGTGCTTGTCGCCAACGTCGCTGCTGGTGCCGCACTCGATGAATCCGGTCCGCGCATATATTCGCGAATCACCCGCTTTAAATCATAGTTGGTATGTTCTAAAGCTGCTTTCACTTGTTCTTCTGTCATATCAGTCTGGGACATAATCACGCGTGTCATCGTGTCGATTACTGCGGGGGATGGAACGGGCGCATTACCCGGTGCTGACTTTTGTTGTTCAGACATAATACACTACTACGTATGTGAAACTTTATATACTTTACATTTGGATACTTTTTTTAGGATTTGAACAGAAAATTGAAATAAACACATTAGAATATAAAGAATACAGCACAGTCAAACATAATGACCGAACCTGTTTCTTCGTCTTCTTCGTCGTCATCCGTAAATGGCATCGGCAGCGGCATGACAATCGATATTCGCCCGATGATCGAGGATGTATCACAGGTGATGACGAAGCATATCACAAATATCTTATCAGGAGTCATCGGGGAATATACCGTTTATAAAGAAACACACGACACGATTATGGGGTTGCCATGTGTGCGTAGATTACAAGAACGAATTAACGAGTTGGAAATGTCGCGTGACAACAGCAGTGGCGAGTCAGTTGTTTCTTCTGAATGTAGCGGCGGCGGCGGCGTCGGTGGTGGTGGTAGTGGTGGTGGAAGGGGCAGCGGTGCGGCTTCACGCGAGGATGAAATTCATCAGCTTCAATCAGCAATCGCGGAGTTGAACCGTTATATCGTCGCGCTGGAATCAAAGGTTGATATGAAGACGGTTTATTCGTCGGCGGCGCCTGCCTCTGCGGCACATCACGAAGAAGAGTCCATTCGACTGGAGATTCATGAAAATACGAGCGAAAATACAGAAAGCGAGTTTGTTATTCCACGTTCTAACAGCAAGAATGTAATCATATCTTCCACAATTCCCGAAGAACCTGAAGAAGAAGAAGATGATAAAGCAACAGAAACAACCGAAGACTTGGCTTCACTTGTTGAGACTGTCCAAGTTGAGATTGACGCGGAAGGCGAGGAGGAAGGCGATGCTGTAGTCGAGGACGAGGAAGCGAATGCCGACGTAGAGGAAGTCGAAGCGGATGCTGACGCCGAGGAAGCCGAGGACACGGAAGCGAATGCTGTAGTAGAAGAGGAAACCGAGGAAGCCGAGGAAGCCGAGGAAGCCGAGGAAGCCGAGGAAGCCGACGAAGAAGCAGATGACGCGGAAGCCGACGAAGAAGCAGCCGACGAAGAAGCAGCCGACGAAGAAGCAGCCGACGAAGAAGCCGAAGAAGAGGACACGGAAGCGAATGCTGTAGTAGAAGAGGACGCCGAGGACACGGAAGCGAATGCTGGAGTAGAAGAGGAAGTGGCGGACGAGGAAGCCGAAGAAGCGGAAGCCGAAGAAGCCGAAATCGAGGTTTCAGAAGTAAAAATCAAAGGAAAGACCTATTTCACGACCGACCCTCAAAATGGAATCATCTATGCCTGTGTGGATGACGATGTTGGCGATGAAGTCGGAGTTTTCAAGAACGGTGTTGCGGTTTTCAACAAGGGAAAGAAGTAATCATTATAATCTGATGGTATAATATAGATTCCATTCGATTCATTCCATTCGATTCCATTCATTATGCTTGAAAAAATATGTTCGCCCGCTTTATTGTATTTAGCCTTTTCGATGATTCAAATCGTCATCGATTTATTTCAAGGTGATTATCAGACATCACTATTAAAATTTATTATCATGTTTATTTTTACAGCGATACTCAATATTCTCTGCTTGAATGGCTACACCAAGTTTGTTTGGTTCATAGTGATTATTCCCATTATTTTACTTACATACATCAGCAGCGTTCTTTTTTATGTATTTGGAGTCAATCCAGACAAATCACAGATTCATGTAAAGCAAAATGCGCAACCGAAGCAACCCGCACAGGCACCAGCACAGGCACCAGCACAGGCACAGGCACAACCCCCGAAATAACAACATAAAAAGATTTTGATGTGGTATATACATAGAGACATCATATGCCGTGTATTCTTGAGCCCTCTAACACCAAATACATTTGTTCTACGATAAACAAAAATCAAATGTATGCGTCGTTCATACCGATGACACCATCGACGTCATTCCCAAAACAGCAAGTTATTTACATCCAACAAAAGACAGCCAGCGATACAGAGATTTTATTTGCGTATTTTTCGTTATACATCCTTTTTCCTCTATTATATAATATGCTTCTAACTGGAGATAAATCTATCATTATGGTATTATGGCGATACATCGCGTCGGGTGTGTTTGATACAGTATCCTATATCAAAGAAGCCGCAACCGACCTATTTTATGCTTCACTACGCATGTTTGGTCAATACACATTTAGCACATATACCGTTGTAAAGGATGGCCGCGAGATATTTACTTCTTCATCCATGTATTATTACTACAAAAGTGATGTGAAATCCGTATATCGTATTGACCGAGCAAAATATGATGTATGCAAGTGGATTGACCGACAATGTGCTTTATTTTTAAAAATACATGGCGAGGAACCCGTAATAAATGACACCGAAAATTACATTTACGATTTCATCCTTCATAAGGTGGATAACCAACCGTATGTGCGAATCCATCGCGGTAATTTTACGGGGCGAACACATACACTCATTACCGAGCACTATCGTCCATATGCGAAATCATATCAATACGCGCCAGAGGCGGAACTTACGATATGGTATCCGAGTTGCTCGGTCGAACCACCGATGGAATCAAATGGAGAACCGGAGCAGGCCAACGCTGCTGCCAACAACGACGCCGACAAAGAACACACGGTCTATGAGTGTTATCCTCCGAAGGTCTATAAAATCAATCTGAAGACGCCTCATCATTTTTTACTTGAAAAGAATGAGATTCTTGATGTTACATTTTTGAAATGGAAACTGTATAATGAATTTGGAGCTGCTGATATTGCCAAACGGTTGAACTCGGTATTCTATAATTATAAGGTCGTGATGTTTTATAATGACTGCATGAAAGAAGACGTCGAAAAGACAAAGGCTGAAGTTGCGATCACAGCGGCTGCAGAAGCGACTGCAGAAGCGGCTGCAGAAGCGACTGCAGAAGCGACTGCAGAAGCGGCAGAGGGAGCAGAAGCGGTGCCGGCCGTAGTGAAGGCAGAAGCCGGCGATAAACCACTCGTCGCATATACGTTAAACGACAAACAATCCATTATTGTAGGTCATACATATGTTGTTAAGGTTGATTCACTTCTTCGGTGCCCTATATTCGAATCAAATGAAAAGAACGTATTTGATATTGATGGTGTATTGACATCCTATTATACCTGTTCTGATACGGAGATTGATTCAGATGACGAACATGACAGTAGTGTCGAAGGCGAAGGCGATGGCGAAGGCGAGGGCAAGGGCAAGGGCGAGGGCAAGGGCAAGGGCAAGGGCAAGGGCAAGGGAAAGGGCAAGGGCAAGGGCAAGGGCAAGGGCAAGGGCAAGGGCAAGGGCAAGGGCAAGGGCA